GATTTACTAATGATGCTGCAATCATAGTGTCAACAATTTGTCCGTTAATTTTTATACCCATGGACTTAATCCAACACACATCATACATCGCGTTGTGAAATATTTTTGTTGATGTTGTTTTACAAATATCTGTAAACCATTGAATTACTTTGTCTTTTTCTAGGTTGCCACCACCCTCATGATCGAACGGAAAGTATCCAGAGTATCCTTCTGTTGCAACTGCAATCCCAACAACTTTACCTTTTTTTATTACAGAACCTGATCCCATTGATTTTAAATCAGGATCATGTGTTTCTAAGTCAATTGCAATCTCATCACAAAATCTTAGATCAGGAAACTCGGTAGGTTTTACCCACTCTGTTTGCGCTTTAAATATCATTTATAATCTCTTTCAATTATCATTTCTAAATAATGTATGGCTTTCAATATGTCATCCTTTTTCCCCTTGTGAGGGTGTCTGCATATGTACTTTATAGCTGATCCTTCTGCAAAAAGCAACTTGTTATCATTTACAAATTTTGATGGTTGTATTTTAAAATTAATATAATGTGATCCTGCCACTTGTTTTTTATATGCACTCATATTTTAAACTCCTTTGATTTGTTTGGACTCCTAATTAAATATAAATTTTTCATAGTTCTTGTTATACCTACATACCAAACACGATACTCTTCATCTTGTTTAGCTATAGATTTTTTTGCTCCTTTAATTGTGTTTGCTGTTTCATTTAAAAATAAAACAACGTTAGTTGCCTCTCCACCTTTAGCTCCATGTATCGTTGATACTTTTATTCTTGCTTCTTTCGTTGGATCTTCATAATTTAATAGTAATAGTCTCATGTAAGTTATTTGACTATCTGATACGTTATCAAATGCATCATACCATTTTAATGAAAGATTTATTGAACCTTTTATTCTTTCTTTGATTCTTTGTACTTGTATGTCAGGGAGTGGTATTCTTTTTTGTAATTGCGACCAGTATTGTATATCTTCATACAAACTTTTTCCAATACTATTTCCTTGTGCTGTATTAAAAAATAAACCTTTCTTTTTTAAATATGTTGGCACAGATTTTAATATTGACTTTGTTCTAGTTAAAATTAACCAATCTCCTTTAGTCATATCAATGTCAGATATTTTATATCTTTCATAAATCTCACCAAGTTCAGACTTTGGAAAATATTTTTTGTCAATCCTATTATCTTGTATTCTGTTGATGACATCTAATGCTATTTTTTGTATACTACTTGGCACTCTTTCTGACTTTGTTAGAGGTATTTCTTCTGCATCATAATTAATAAAAGAATCTACATCTGCACCAGCCCAACCAAATATAGCTTGGTCATCATCACCTGCAACCCATACATCACAACCTGTGTCTCTCTCTATCTTATTTATCATGGACCATTGTATTAATGATAGATCTTGTGCTTCATCTACAAATATAACATCAAACTTTGGTGTATCATTAGTGTCTAAAAATTTTTGTATCATGTCAGTAAAATCAATTAAGTTATATATTTTTTTGTAATTGTTTATTTCTTTTTCTATTGCATCTAACTTATCTCTTTCTATTCTTGATAGATGTTCGTTTAAATCTAATTGATCTAATACTGATATTTGTTTTACTCTTGCTAAATTAATTAATCCTAGATACTCACTGTCAGATGAAAAGATACCATTCCAATTGTTTGTTTCGTACGATGCATATTTAATTTGTATACCACAAGTATCACCTATTGCTTTGTAATTTAAATCTTGCATTACATTTTCTTCTTTTAAACCTAATCTGTTAAATGCTAAAGAGTGTAGTGTTTGAAAATATTTAATATCTTTCTTTGTAAGTTCTATTTTTATTTTTAAAAATCTGTCTCTTGCTTCACCTGCAGCCTTACGAGTAAATGCAAAGTAACCTATACGACTTAGCGGTATACCTTTGTCTACATACTTTTGTACTTCGTTTAATAATCTTCTTGTCTTACCTGTACCTGGAGGTCCTACTACTTTGTATCTCATTAGTAATTTTCCTTTTTTCTTTCTACTGGTTTGTACTCTATCTTAATTATATGTAATTGTTTAACTCTACATACCTTAATTGTTTTACCATCTACATTTAAAGAATGATTAAACTCTACATTACATTTGTCTTTTAGTTTTTGTGCTATTCGTTCTTCTGGTATTTTCCAACTAGATCCTAAGTGATCTATAAAAGAATTAAATCTAAAGAAGTGATGTCCCTCTTCTGTTAAACAAGATCCACTATTAATCTGCACTCTTTTTCTTGCACGTGGTCCATTAACACAATACTGATATAGCTCTTCGTTTAATCTATCTTCTATCTGTGTTCCTGCAGGTGGTGTAATTTTTGTAGAGTTTTTTCTAAACTCTGTAAGCTTTGCTCTAAAATCTTTTGGTTTTAACGGCTCGTGGTAGATGCCAGTTTGCTCCCATATCAAATCTAATAATTCTGTTTGTTTAGTTATCAGTCGCCTGTTGCTTGCTACAACGCCAGCCTTAGTACCATCTGGTAATGCTACATTGAATCTATATTCTGGTTCTGCATACATTATAATCTCAAAGTCAGTGATGTCTGGAAACATAGTAATACTATCTGACTTCACGCCAAATGGTCTTGTATAACAAAGACTACGCATACACTTACTATGTATTGGATCTTCGTAACAAGTATGACCTGCAGTATCTTTTCTCCATGCAGCAATCTTAGAGTCTAATTTTGTTTTGTCCCATGGGTCTTCTAAATAATTATAATTTGCTTTTGCAACAAAGTCTGGCCATTTGTCTTTGTATTTTTTTTTAGCAAAGACCATATAGTTGTACATAAACCTATCTCTACCATCATCTAATTTTCTTTTTGAACATAGTGCAAGACATGGTGGACCATCTTCAAACTCTTTGTGAGTTCCTACTAAAATATTTCTGTATGTTTCTTCTACAAGTTTATCTAACTCTTGTTTGCCTATCTTATTTTGATTAGCAACTTCTATAAATTTATCTAGGTCTAGTTTGTTATTGTTCTTATCAACTGCATATCTTTTAGTGTTACCATTGTTATAGTATGGTAAGTTTATAAAGTTTCCTGGTTTGATTTCTCCTTTGTCGTCTTCCTTTAGTTCTTTCTGTTTTGGAAAAATTTCTGTGTCAGGATCTAATCCAAGAGGCAGAAGAAAAGACTTCAATGCCGAGATTAGATCGACAGTTGGTATTGGTTCTTTTAAAAACAAATAACAATGCAGTCCTCCGCTTTTAGATAGTAATGGTACTAGTGGTAATTTAAATTGTTCAAATAATGCTAAATAGTTTTCTACTTTAAAACTGGAATAATCTTTTGAGTCTATGTCTATGCAGCCAAACTGAACTGTTCTATCTAATCTACATGGTTGTATACCAATTGATATCTTACCTTCAATATGATCTCGATAATCACCCTGTGTAATAGGTCTACCAGCCCACTCATAATTTGGTTTAAGTTTGTTTTTGTCAGTGTCTAATTGTGCCGAAGACATGTCGGCTATACCAAAGTCTCCTTGGTATCCGTTAAATAATTCTATAAATTTTTCAACCATAAAGATCCCGGGTCGGAGCGGCTCCACTCTCGCTTAGCCGCTCCTATCTGCTCCATAAGAGTAGAATTAGTAGTTAGATTCCTCTTGCGTTTCAGCTGCAGCTTTTTGCTGAGAGAGTTTTAAAGAGTTATGGAACTCTTTTGCCATCTGATATATACCTACATCCTCTATTTTTCTAAGCATAGATAATTTATAACCATGCCAAGTAAAGTTACCTAAATTTTCAACAGAATTTAATTTATAGATTCTCGAAAACACTGGTGCCGGTACAGATTTACCAGAGGAAGTTAATTCAAATTCATTTTCCATTAATGAATTCCAGTTTCTACTCTCTGTAAGTTGAGTAGATTTCATTGTCATTAAAGCTTTTTCTGGTCTATCTCCGTTAACAATAACAAAATGATTTGCTGTCTTCTCAATGTAATTACCATTTTTAAGTACATCTTTATTTTGATCATTTTGTGTAGTTTCAGCCATGATGCCAGGACCCCTATCATTACTAATAGGTCTACCTTCGCTTCTTTCAAAAGGTGCCCACTCTGGGTATGTCATCTTATAAAAGACGGGTATGACTTCAATACCTTTCTCTCCACTATAAAGTTTCTTTGTGACTGTATTATAAAACATACCAGCCTCTGCGCCTTCTACATATTTAGCGTGTTTCTTTTTTGTTTCATAAGAACCACTTTGTAGTAGTTTTAAAAAAGGTAAGGCAAGATCAGTTTTTTCAATGTTTTCCAAACCCATTCCTGAATCTGCAACAAAGTCTAAAGTTGCTAATGCTCCACTTTCTTTTTTTTGTATTTCTTTTTTTTCTTGTTCCATGTTTCTTGTCTCCTGTTTCTTGTTACTTGTTTCTTGTTATTTTTGTTTTGTTTCCCTTAAACAGATTGAAATGTTCAGAAGGCAAGTCTAATTTTTTTTCAACTCGCTCTCTGTATAGTGCTTTGAGAGTCATGGGTTCAACCTTCAATTTTTGTTGAGGTTGATACCCATTACCCTCGGCAAGGTTAGCGTATTCACGCGCCTTGTTATCTTCGTTACGACCAAAGGAAACAGTGATCTCATTTTTAATCAAATCACCCAAGTCGTTGTTTCGAAGCCAGTTATATGCGCCGTCCCTTTTGTCAACGGGAATTGTAGCGCTGTAAATTTCTTTTATTTCTATTGATGAACCATCTCTTAATTTCATAGTTTTCATTTTCATGGATTCCATAATCTCTGGTATTACTTGCTGCGAAAGTTTATCTGCCTGTTCTTTTTTTCTTGATAATCTTTCTTCATCCATTTTAATTTCATCTTCTAATTTTTGTAACTCTAAAACATGGCCAGATAATGTCTCAGCATTACTTAAATCATTAACTTGTTGAGGTGCATCCTCAATAAACATTTTTTGTAAATCACTCATCTATTTTTCCTTTCTCGTATAAATTTATTGCTATTGGATAGTATTTTCTTTCTTGTCTATCCCATTTGAGTAAATTATAATTACCACTTGTCATATCTGAAACAATCGAACATGCAACACCTATTATAGCAGGGTCACCTGTAAGTAGTAAATAATCTTTTGATTTAAAATTTTTTAATCCTTGTCTTAATTTATATATTAAAGGACCAGGAGAAAAAATAATTTGAGAAAACTCTGGTAATAAAAATCTAAATTCACCATATTCAGAGGCGCCCATAATATTTATTTTAGGACTGCCAGATTTAGTTCCTGGTATTTCCTGTATAATATATACGACCGACAAATTATTTTCTTTCATGCTTGACAATATAGGTTAACAATATTATATTGTCAACTAGAAAGAAAAAAATTATGAATTATAAATTTAAAACTAAACCATACGACCATCAACTCAAAGCATTAGATATGTCTTGGGAGAAAAAAGCGTATGCATATTTTATGGAAATGGGAACAGGAAAATCTAAAGTATTGTTAGATAATATTGCCATGTTATATGATAAAGGTAAGATCAATGGTGTTCTAATTGTGGCACCAAAAGGTGTATATAAAAATTGGTATTCTGGAGAAATACCTACACATCTACCCGAACATATAGAAAAGAAGGCAGTATTGTGGCAAGCAAATATTACTAAAAAACAAAAACAAAATTTAGATACTTTGTTTCAACCAGGTGTTGATTTGCATATTTTAATTATGAATGTAGAAGCGTTTTCTACAAAAAAAGGTGTTGATTTTGCTTTAAAATTTTTAAATTCACATAAAACACTAATGGCTATAGATGAGTCTACTACTATAAAAAATCCAGAAGCTAAAAGAACTAAAAATATTGTGTCTCTTGGTAGACATGCTGTGTGTAAAAGAATACTTACAGGATCTCCTGTAACTAAATCTCCGTTAGATTTATATAAACAATGTGAGTTTCTTGATCCTTGGCTTTTAGATCATAACTCTTATTATTCTTTTAGAACTAGATATGCTATTATGAAAACTGCAAACTTTGGGGGCAGGTCTGTGCAGATTGTAGTTGGTTATCGTAATCTTGGTGAATTATCAGATAAATTAAAACCATTTTCTTACAGAGTATTAAAAGATGATTGTTTAGATTTACCTAAAAAAACTTTTATGAAACGTGTAGTGCAACTAACACCAGATCAATTAAAGGTTTATTCTCAAATGAAAAAAGAAGCATTAGCTATTCTAAACGGTAAAATGTTAACAACAGCTAATGCTTTAACTCAACTTATGAGATTACAACAAATTACTTGTGGTCACTTCAAAGCTGATGATGGCACTACTCAAGAATTAAAAAATAATCGTATAGAAGAATTAATAGATGTGCTTAATGAAATAGAGGGTAAAGTTGTTATTTGGGCTCACTGGCAAAGTGATGTTAAACAAATTATAAAATTTATTTCAGAGGAATTTGGTAAGGATTCTTTTGTAGACTACTATGGTTTAACACCACAAGATGAAAGACAACAAAACATAAAACGTTTTCAAGAAGATGACAAGTGTAGATTTTTTATTGGCACACCTCAGACGGGTGGTTATGGTATTACATTAACTGCAGCTAGTAATATGATTTATTATTCTAATGGTTATGATTTAGAAAAACGTCAACAATCAGAAGCTCGGATTGATCGTATAGGTCAAACCAAACCTATGACATATATTGACATTATTTGTGAAGATACAGTTGACGAAAGAATTGTAAAAGCTTTACGTAAAAAAGTTAACGTTGCAAGTCAAGTTATGGGAGAAGAATTAAAAGCTTGGATTTAAAGTTTCTGTATTAACACTACAATAACACCACCCATACCAGTCATAACAGAACCCATTGATACTAATAGTATTCTTTCAATTCTAGTTATTTGAGTTTGTAATTGATTCATTCTCTCGTAGGTTTGTTTTTGCATTATACGGCAAAGTTTTTCGTGTGATTCTATTTTTTGTAGTGCGTTGTCTTTTGGCATTAAAAATTATCCCCTCTTCCTCTCATGGCTCCACCACCATACGCTCCTGCGTCTTGACCGCCACCTGCTCCACCACCGTTACCACCTCCATAATCTTCTGCCGCTGCTCTTCTGTTAGCATCTATTCTAGCCTCTAGCTGTCTTCTTGACTCTACTTCTGCGTCTCTATCAGCTTTTGCTTTTGCTTCTGCTTCTGCAATTGCAGCTTGTGCATCTCTTTCAGCTTTTGCTTTTGCCTCTGCATCTGCTACTGCTTCATCTATTCTAGCATCAGATTCTCCACCTAATGTTTGAACAAAATTGTTTAGTTCAAGTGTTGTGTTATCGATTCCTACATTATTAATTCTTTGGTCTAGTGATTCTTTAGCTGTTTCTAAAGCACCTTTACCAAAAAGTGAAACTGGATTTTTATTTGCTAATCCTGAAATACCTGTAGCAGAAAAGGCTTGATTA